GTATAATACAGATGTGAAAGTACGTGGCAACATGAATACACATCACATCTATAAATATTTTGATGAGAGTGGAAACAATATAGGAAATAAAGTACGTGATTGTAAATATACAGGAAAAGATAAACAAATGTGGGTTGAAGGTGGAATGTCTGATGCTTTATTATTTGGTCAGAATATCTTTGCACCTAATGGAAAGTATATTACTATTACTGAAGGTGAAGTAGATGCTATGTCTGCCTTTGAATTACTAGGTAGTAAGTGGGCTTGTGTTTCTATTAAGACAGGTGCAGGTTCAGCATTACGTGATTGTAAAAAAGCATTTGAATATCTTGATAGCTTTCAGAATATAGTTATATCTTTTGATATGGATAAAGATGGAAGAAAGGCAAGCGAACAGGTAGCACAATTATTCTCACCTAATAAGTGTAAGATTATGCACATGGAACACAAAGATGCAAATGAATTTCTTCAGTTAAATAAGCGTGAAGAATTTACAAGAGCATGGTGGAATGCACAACCTTATACACCTGCAGGTATAGTAAACTTAAAAGATTTAGGAGATGCTTTATATACAGAAGAATATTGTGAGACCTGTTTATATCCTTGGCATAAATTAAATCATAAGACTTATGGTATGCGAACAGGTGAACTTGTAACCTTTACAAGTGGTGCAGGTATGGGTAAGTCTTCTGTTATGAGAGAGTTAATGTACCATCTCTTAAAAAATACTGAAGATAATGTAGGTATCATTGCATTGGAAGAAGGTATAAAGAATACAACCTTTAACATCATGTCAGTAGAAGCTAATGCAAGATTGTATATTAAAGAAGTCAGAGAAAAATTTGAACAAGAACAATTAAATACATGGCAAGAAAATACAGTAGGTACAGGTAGGTTCTTTGCCTTTGATCACTTTGGTTCTATGGATAATGATGAAATACTTTCACGAATTAGATACATGGCTCAAGCATTAGATTGTAAATGGATATTCTTGGATCACTTATCTATTCTAGTATCAGGTCAAGAAGATACAGATGAAAGAAAGTCTATTGATATTCTCATGACTAAACTACGTTCACTAGTAGAACAAACTAACATAGGATTATTATTAGTATCACATCTACGTAGACCTTCAGGAGATAGAGGACATGAAGATGGAAGAGAAGTTTCTCTCTCACATCTACGTGGATCAGCTTCTATTGCTCACCTATCTGATAGTGTTATAGCATTAGAGAGAGATCAACAATCAGAAGATGATGTACTTGCTAATACAACAACTGTACGTGTATTAAAGAATAGATATACAGGTGATACAGGTGTAGCCACACATTTATTTTATGATAAAGATACAGGTCGTATGAAAGAAATTTCTAATCCTTATGAAGTAGAAGATACCAGTACAATAATAGATGAGGAGGTTCCATTCTAATGTCAATAGTAACAGTAACCAAAGAAGCAGACCAACATCTATCTAAAATAATTACTGAAGGTAATGCTAAAGGTGTAATGTTAGCAGTAGATGGTGGTGGTTGTGCAGGATTAAGATACTCTTGGGAATTAATGCCAACTAAAGAAGAAGATATGAAAGATAATGACATGGTAAATTTAGATCATGGTTTTTTATATATACATCCTACTGCTACATTAAGTGTAATGAATACAACTATAGATTTTGTAAGTGATATAGCAGGAGCTTCACTTAGAATAACAAATCCAAATGCTACATCCAGTTGTGGATGTGGAGAAAGTTTTTCAGTATGAATAAAACAGAAATGTGGAAACACTATTGTATACAAGAAGAAACAGAAATGGAAGTAGGTAAAGATGAAGAATGTAATTGGTGTGGAGCAACAGAAAACACTATGAAGTGGGGTGGTTTTGAAGATGCTCTTATAGGTATAGCACAACGTCATACTAAACCACCTCTATATTGTTATTCTTATGGTAGATGTATTAAAATTTTACAGAAAAGAGATGGTATGTCTGAAGAAGAAGCAGAAGATTATTTTAGTTATAACTATGTGAATGCATGGATAGGTGAAGGTACACCATTAATTTTATATAATGAATATTGGTACGATTGGATAAAAGATGAAAGCAGTAGTTGACATAGAAACAGATGATTTAAATCCTACAGTAGTTCATTGTGTAGTGGCTAAAGATATAGATACAGGTAAGGTCTATCCTTTTCCACCTGATATGTTACATGGATTTAGAGATTGGTCGCATGGAGTAGATCAATTTATTATGCATAATGGATTATCTTTTGATGCACCTATGTGTAATAAATTTCTAGGTACTAATATAAAACCTAATCAGGTTATTGATACTCTTATTTTATCACAATTATTTAATCCTATACGTGATGGTGGTCATAAACTTGAAGCATGGGGAGATAGATTAGGTATGCCAAAAGGTAGTGTAGAATCTTATAAAGTTTACACACCAGAGACATTAGAGTATTGTAAACAAGATGTAGCTATAACACATAAGTTATATCAGGTATTACAACAGGAAGGTAAAAACTTTTCTTCTTTTTCTATTGATCTTGAACATAAAATTAGAGTAATTCTTGATCAACAACAGCACAATGGTTTTGCTCTTGATTTACAAAAGACTATGTGTTTATATAATAAATTAAAAGATGAAGCTTATGGTTTAGAAAAGTGGGGAAAAACACATTTTGATCCTACAGCTATAGAGTTAAAAACAAAAACAAAATATATACCATTTAATATAGGATCAAGACAACAGATTGCAAATAGATTAATAGAACTAGGATGGAAACCAAAACGTCATACAGATAAAGGTAATGTAATAGTAAGTGAGGAAGTCTTAGATAGTTTAAATATACCTGAAGCTAAAAAGTTTTCAAGATTTTTATTATTACAGAAACGTATAGCACAAATCAAGTCGTGGATAGAAGCGTGTAATGACAAAGATAGTAGAGTACATGGTGAGGTTTCAACATTACGTACCATTACAGGTCGTATGGCTCATGCTAAACCTAATATGGCTCAAGTACCTGCAGTTCGTTCTCCCTATGGTAAAGAGTGTAGGGATTGTTGGACTATTGACAATCCTTACACCCATTCTATAGTAGGTACTGATGCAAGTGGATTAGAATTAAGATGTCTTGCTCACTTAATGAATGATAAAAATTTTATTGAGGAAGTTACAGTAGGTGATATACATACAGCTAATATGAAAAGAGCAGGATTATCTAATAGAGATCAGGCAAAGACATTTATCTATGCCTTCCTGTATGGAGCAGGTACAACTAAAATAGGAAAAATTTTAAAAGTTTCACAAAAGGAAGGTGAAAAAATTGTTCAGTCTTTCTTAAAAAGTATGCCAGCTTTTAGAACTCTTCAGAATAAAGTAACTTCAGCAAGCTCTAAAGGTTTTATTAAGGGTATAGATGGTAGGGTATTACATGTAAGAAGCTCTCATAGTGCTTTAAACACCCTTATACAGGGTGCTGGAGCAGTAGTATGTAAGTTATGGTTAATTAAGATGATCCAGCGTATTAAGAAGACAGGTGTGGATGCAAAACTTATAGCTTCTATACATGATGAATACCAATTTGAAGTATTAGATAAAGATATAAATAAATTTGGACAAATAACTAAAGATGCAATGAAAGATACAGAGATACACTTGAAAATGAAATGTCCTTTAGATAATGAATGGAAGGTTGGAAAGACATGGGCACAGACACATTAGTACAGGAATTTAAAGGAAGAAAAGATCATGCTGATTATATCAAGCGTGGTATAGCAGTAGAAAATCATTTTGTTAGGGAAGCAAAGAAGAGAGATTATAATATATGGATTGCTTCAGAAGAACAAAATATAAAACAGCATATAGATTTAGTGCTACAAAAAGATGGAAAGGAGTTTAGTGTAGATGTAAAAGCTATAAGGACAGGGAATAAAAGTAGAGTACCTGATGATACTTGGATTGTTGTAGAATTTTTAAATACTATGGGTGATAAAGGTTGGCTCTATGGTAGTGCTGATTATATAGTATTTGAAAGACTAAAAGATTTTGTATTTTGTAGTACAAAAGAATTAGTAGTCCTGGCACATAAACTTGTTGATAGAAATGACAGAGTTTTTAGTTATAAGGATGCTGAATACAAAGTTTGGGGTAGATTATATCAGGGTAAAAAAGATTTAATATCTAGGATGGAGATGTCTAAGATATTAGATTTAAAAAATACTTTTATATGGAAAAAAAGTGTTGACATTTCTAACTAGATGTGTCATAATTACTGTATTAATAACTAGAAAAGGAGTACACCAATGAGTGTAATAAAAGGAAGTGCATACTGGGCATCAATCGTCAGCCCAAATACTACATTTGATTCAGATGGAGTATGGTCAATAGACGTAGGTAATCTTGATAAGAAAAATATTGAGGTTGCCAAGAATGATGGTCTAGAAATTAAGAATAAAGGAGATGATCGTGGAGATTTTGTTACTGTCAAACGTAAAGTTAGACGCAAGGATGGTAACCTGAATAAAGCACCTGAAGTTAAGGATGCACAAAAACGTACCATGATTAATACATTAATTGGTAATGGTTCAGAAGTCAATGTACTTTATAGTACATATGAATGGGAGTTCAAAGGTCGTTCTGGAGTATCTGCTGATTTACGTGCTATACAGGTAACTAATTTAGTACCTTATAATGTAGACGCTGATGCAGATGAAGCTTTTGAAGTAGTTCCTGATGGATTTGTAAGTAATGAATCTGATGAGGAAGTGTCTTTCGCTTCTTAACCAACCATGAAAGGATGGAGAGATACTACTGAACGAGTGTCTCTCCATTATTTATTATGAAAACAATAGATACATTAGTCAAAGATATTTATTCTTTATTTGATTCTAATATTGATAATAAAATAGATGAGAAAAAATTAGAAGAAAATTTAGATATATTTGTGAATGGTTTAAAAGAAGTTGTAACTGAATTTTTTAAAGAGAAACCTGCAGTCAAACGTAACTTACGTTTATCTTCTATAGGTAGACCTGCAAGACAACTTTGGTATGATAAAAATTCAGACAAAGATGTAATACCATTAGAACCTAGTACACGTATTAAGTTTTTATATGGTCATATTCTTGAGGAAGTATTGCTTCTCTTCACACGTGTTGCAGGACATACAGTAACTGATCAACAAAAACAAATTGATGTTGGTGGTATTAAAGGTCACCAAGATTGTATGATTGATGGTGTATTAGTTGATTGTAAGAGTGCATCAGGTAAAAGCTTTGAGAAGTTTGCTAAAGGAAATCTTCATGCTGATGATCCTTTTGGATATATAGCACAAATATCAGCTTATGCTGAAGGTAATAATGTAGATGCAGGAGCATTCCTTGTTATAAATAAACAGAATGGAGAGATATGTTTAACTCATGTACATTCAATGGAAATGATTGATGCTAAAAAAAGAATTGAATATCTTAAAAAAGTTATGGAGCAAGATACTCCACCTGATAAGTGTTATCCTGATGTGCCTGATGGAGCTAGTGGTAATCGTAAGCTTGCTGTTGGTTGCGTGTATTGTCCACATAAGCGTACTTGTTGGAGTGATGCGAATGAAGGTAAAGGCTTACGTGTATTTCAGTATGCAAAAGGTTACAGGTTTCTTACGCAAGTTAATAGGACACCTGATGTAGAAGAGATTATAGAATGGTAGATAATCATTGGATATGTTATCATACTGGAAAACCTTTTGTACCTAACCTTGATAAGTTTGGATTTGTTTATATTATAACAAATACTAAAACAGGTAAAGCTTATGTAGGTTATAAGCAATATTTTATGGGTAAAAAG